AACCTTGGAATAATCATAATGATGATAGTATAATATATGAACCTAAAGTTGAAGAAGGAGATATAGTAATTGTGCCACAATTTATAACACACTTTACAAAACCTAATAATCTTAAATTTAAAAAAAAATGATTTTTAAAATCTCAATGAGAATTTATAAGATTAAAGAGATGAATATGAATAATGAAATATCTATATTTTCTAATCTTCCTAATGATTTAATAATGGATATTATAAAGATTGAGGAAGAAAGGAAAAAAGAAGAAAAGATTATTAAAGATAAATTTAAAGATTGCTTAAAAGAAATGAATTATATTAATAAAGATTTTGAAGATTTAAATAAATTTATTAAAAAATCTAATTATGATTATATTGATGATAAAGACGAAATATTAATGAATATGATGGAAACATTTAAAGAAATTGATTTTGATTTATTCCAAAGAGAATATAAGGCGTATTATTTAGATGTAGAAGAAGAAGAAAGCGACGACGAAGAATATAGAAATTATGGTATGAGTTATAATTATAGCAATAATTACTGGAAAATAGAAAAGATTTTTTATAAATATCTTAAAATCCTAGAAAATATTAAAGATTAAGATTATTTATATAATTATATGATAATTATTAAAAGATTAAAATTAAATTCTATTTAAAGAAAATTATTAAAAATAAAGAAAAATATTAAAAATAGGGGACGTAAAGCGATTTATTTTAAAATCTCATTGAGAATTTAAATTATTAAAAAAATGATTTATTCGGTTTAAAGTCAGTATATAGCAACCAATGAATAAAGATTATAAAAATGAAGATATTATATTAAGAGCAATTAATCATAAAGAGATTAAATGGAATGTCTCAAAGAATATTTTATATAAGGATAAAAAGCAATTGAAGGAATTGAGCGATGAAGAAAAAAAGAAAGATAAATATTACTTCTTTAATGGATTATTTCCTGATGAAATTTGCGATTTAATAATGAAATATAAAGAATATGAAGAACTTGATTATATTAAAAATCTTTTTGAAATAAATAAAATGAAGACAACTATTATTAGAGATTATATATTATCAAAGAATTCAATCGAATATATAAATAAATATTGTTATGGAAAAAATAAAATTATTAAATCTAAAATGAATTATCAAGATTTAGCAGAAGTATTTTATTATAATATTAGAGATAAACCACACTATAAATCATATCAGAAAGTAATAGATGGAGATAATGAAAAAATAATTAAAAGGCATCAAAAATTAAAAATAACAATTACTGAATTATTTGATTATTATAAAAAAATAGAAGATAAAAAAAAAGAAGAAAAATTTAAAGATAATAAAATATTAAATGAAAGATTTAAATTTATTGATGATTTAATATATACAGATTTTGTAATTTTGACCTTTCAAGACCCACTGATGATACCATATATTATATTTAAAGAAAAATATTATGATAAAGATTTTTTGGTTCTACATATATCTAGACCAATTGAAAAAGAATATAAAGATGTTATTAAAGAAGATATAAAACACGAAGGAATAGTTGATTTATATAATTATTATGCGAATGATTGTAGAAAAGTGTGCTTATATAAAAGACAGATAATATCAAAATTTAAAAAATTTGATTTTAAGATACATAAATACGACCATTTAAGAATTACATATTTAAATCGGCATACCAATAACCTTAAAAATGATAAAGTCCAATTTTTCAAAAGATAGATTTCTTTTTATTTCCTTTATTTTCCTTAAAAACTACAAAATTATTAAATAATATAATAAATTATATTAATGACAAAAATGATATTTATGATAAAAATATTTTAAAATATTTATATTTGTGATATTTTATTATATATAAAATAAAAGCGGAGTAATAAAAATGTAATTATCATTTTATCATTTTATCATTTTTATCATTTTATAAAAAATGATTTTTTAAATATCAATTGTGATATATTATATTATATTATATTATATTATTAAATAATATAATAAATTATATTAATGACAAAAATGATATTTATGATAAAAATATTTTAAAATATTTATATTTGTGATATTTTATATATATAAAATAAAAGCGGAGTAATAAAAATGTAATTATCATTTTATCATTTTTATCATTCAGAAAAAAATGATTTATTAATATGATATTATTTATATAAAGTATGTATTTATTATGCGATGATTTAATGGAAAAAATAGGAAAAGAAGTGGAAATTATAAGATATAACAAAAATCTAAAAGAACATAAAAATAAATTTCAAGATGTATTAAATGATTTTTCTGACTTAATTTATGATGTTGAAGTGGAATTATTAGATGATTTTTATTTTAATCATTATGAAATGGTGACTAATATATATGGAATTATTAAAAGTGAATTTATAACAGAAATATTAAGCAGAGATAATGAAATAATGGATTTTATAAAAGAAAGTGTGCCATATTGTATTAAATCAATTGTTTTAAAACCTATATAAAAATATTAAGTTGTTAATATTCGTCCTCATCTACTTTTATATATTGATTAAATAAATTGTCATCATTATTTATTTTGTCACTTATAATCATTTTATTTAAATTTATCATATAACACTTTAATTCATTTATTAATTTCTTTAATTCTATAATTTCATTTTCTAAATTATGTATTCTTCGCTGAGATGGCATATATTATATTCTATATAATATTTTCAACTTCTTCTTCTTTTTTATCTTCTTTTTTTATAATTAATTGTTCTTCTTTTTTATCTTCTTTTTTATCTTCTTTTTTATTATCTTTTTTATTATCTAACCCTTTCTGTTCTTCTTGTAATTCTTGTATTTCTTGTTGATTCGGAGGTGACCTTTCACAATCGAATATATAACATTTTTCAGAGCATCCTATTCTACAACGACAGGCACATCTAGACTGCCATATCACAAGTAAGAGTGAACCGACTGCCCCTAAAATGAGAACGACCGCTCCTGCGAACTGGTCGACACTCATTTTATCAATTTCTATTATTTCATTACTTTCGGACATTGTTATTATTATTTAAATGATATAATAAAAGTTTCGTTTTTCATTTTATAATTTAAATCTTCTTTATTTATTCTTTTTTTTCGATGTTTATTATTTTCATCATAATATTTTTTTTGATAATTTAATATCTTTTCACGATTTTTTTTATAATATGATTTCGCATATTCTACATTATAATTTTTGTCTTCCATTATATTTTCTATTAATATTTTTATTTTTTATTTTGCTCTTGTTCTTGTGCTTCTTCGAATTCTCCTAATGTTAAAAATGGGGTGACATTTGGTTCATTATACGGCACTTGAATTCTAAATATTACGCTTGAATGTTCGTCTAATATTGCTGGTCTTCCGAAATTATCATATATTTCGGTTGTAACCGTATTTAATACAACCCTTTTCGTTATAATATATGTCATTGAATTATCGCCCTGATTTACAAAATAATCAGCACCTGCCATTGATTTATTCACAATCGCAACAACTGGAAGTTTTCCATTTTGCTGGTTGTTTCCTCCATAATATTTTAATATTGGTATTATATCACTTCTTACTTGATAAAATGGAATATTTGATTTTAATGGAAGAACATCTGCGAACATTAATGTGCTTTCTTGATTTTGAATAATTCTATATCTATTAACTGACTTGTTATAATCCCATTCTTGCTTTGTATCGTTATAATATGCCATTCGAAAATTATTCGGTATATTTAAAGTGTTAAAATATGATATACTAAATGGGTTCGTTTTCCAACTTATAATCTCATTTGAATTTATCTGAGCATTACTTGTAAATGGATATTGTGGTGTATCTTTTAAATTAACCCCTAAATTTAAAAATCTATATGTTCTATTCAACATTATTTGTTCACCTAAATTATCCACCATATACGTTTTAACTTGTCCGAATGAAAATCCTAATATATCCCATAATGAATTATTAAAATTATTTTCGGTTACTCCAAAATTTGCGATATATATTCCACAATTGCTGTCGAATATTGTATTTACTTTTAAATCAGTGAATGCCCTCGCTACTTCCTGTGTATCAGTAACTAATTTTGTGGGTGATACCTCATATATTGCCGTGTTTCCATCTCCATTTATATCTAATGGAAATGCCACCTTTGTTACCCCAGTTAATGTTTGGGGGTAATAAATCTCAGGACTTTCTGAGGCATCCAGTCCTACTCCTGTTAATACCGAGGCATCATATCCTGCCATTATATTATTAAATTGTTTTCTTGCGGTGTGTAATTGACTTATATTAAATCTACTTTCAACATCATCAAAATTAAATAAGAAATTGTCTGCTCCGAGGTATATTTCATTATTGCCAGTGTCGTAATCGTAATATTTGGGGTTTGTGTTTCCTGACTCAGAAGGTGTCGTAAATGAATTTTGTAATATTGATAATTGGTCGGTTATATCAGGGTTCTGCTTGTCTTTATGAACTATCTCAGGTTTAAATGCGGTATTATTTGTCAGACCATTCCACAGCATTATACACTGATTGCCTTGTGCCGAAAAATGTCTGTCCCATCCTATTCTTGTATATTGAACACTTGCTATTGGAAAATTTGCTGGGTCATATTCTTCCTTTGGGTGATTTACTAATGGGTCACCTACACTAAATAAACCGCCATATGAAATAGAATTCGCCGTGTAAAATTGAAAATAAGGGGCATTCGCTCCAGTTTTATTTATCCAAAATCTACCCTTTACCATTACGTATGCTTTACCATCGTTTGTTCTCCATTTATGAAATACTCCGTAAGCATTCGCATCGTCATACGTTGTTATTGAAGTATCGCATGTTAAATATAATGGGTTTGTGAATAAATTCCGATTTAAAAATGCCGAATTATAATCAGTGCCGAACCATCTTTTTTTATAATCTGATAAACTGGCATACGCTAATTGAAGACAATCTGCGTGAAGAAATACACTATTTTGTGGGGTTGAATTTGTATATATTCCTACTTTTGTTTGATATAATTCCGTGTCATTTCTTATTATTTTAAAAATATTATTAAATTGACTTAATATTGCGTCATCATATGGTATATTTGTATACATATCGTGTTCTTGAAATTCACTCTGTAGTGTTCCAACACACGTTATTGAATTTAGAAAGACGAACGTTTTTTGATAATCTGCGTATTCATTGTCATATAAAATGCTTCGACCATATAAATATAATTCAGGATTATAACACCCTATATATTCGAAATTTTCCTGATATGCTTGAACCTCAGAAGCATCATTATTTTTAAACTGAGCAGGATTTACGTAAGAATTCCAAAAATCGTTAAATGCCGTGGCATAAAATGACCTTCTTGTCGCACATTTAAATAATTTAAATACTTCTGTTTCACAAGTTAAACCGCCTTCTACATCTAAATATTCTGACCAGTTTTCAACTGCCGAGGGGTCATTTGGGTCGGCACTATTATGCCAACATCTCATATTTTTAATCGCTGGTTTATCGTGCTTTTCTAATTGCTGAGATACTTGCTCTGCTACACTTGAAGGTGAGACGAAACCTTTGTCGATTTCGATTTCTACCTTATTATGAAATATTGAATATTCATAATTTGATATACTTCGTGGATATGTCACACCATTCACATCTCTTCCAATATATGAACCATTATAAACGGAGTTCGGATTTCTTACTAATATTGTATATCTTTTATTATCTATCGGAAAAGCGTAATTAAAGATAGAATTATAAGTTGAAGATGTAATGCCCACCTGAAGTTCCTCTGTTGTCATATTTTTATTATTCCCTAATGCCGTCCAATAATTAGAATAATCTGTTGTGGGGTAACTCCACCAAGGATAAGGTAACGGATAATTATATAACCCATCTTGATTTTTATAAAATTCTAAAAATAAAGTTACTTTATTATCATAAACATCGTATTTTTTTTTTTCATATTCGTAAGTTGTATTATTATATTCATAAAATTCCGATTCACCTATTTTTTCATTTTTAAATTCTATTACATCACTCCCACTTCCTCGGATATTTAATCCAGCATATTGAACAGATAATAATGAGTTCTCAGGTAGTTCGAGTCCTCCATCTATCTTGTTAATCCAACGTGAATTATTAGAAGTTTTCTCGAAGGCGTGGTCAGCATCACATTCTAAAAATATATAATCTGCTTGTTGACCTTTTATTTCTTTATTTTCTGCCATCTATATATTTATATATATATATTTTATTAAAGATTTAAAACTTTTTATAAAAGAATGTTTTTTTTAAAATGTTTTTTGTTTAAACTTTTTTTTTAAAAAAGTTTGTTTATTCATAAACTTCTGCCCATATACCATTTTTAAGAATCAGTGTTTTTGCGATTTCTAAATAAACCAACTGATTATAATGTTTGTTCTGTGCTAATGCTCCTGCTTTGCTTGTTAAATATAATTCTATGCCCCTATTCGTTATACGTTCGCCAGTGTTATTTCTAAGACAGATATATCTCTTCTGACCTTCTAAGGTTGCGTCTTGGTCGTATCCCTCAATTAAATTAAATTCAGTAAAGTCTACACCTTGGGTTTTCATATAATCTCTGCCACTTACATTCATTGGAAGTCCTTCTGCCATAAATGTTGCCACGTATTGCTCCATTGGGTTTTTAATTTCGACAGGATACAGAAATTTATCATTAATTTTAACATTAATTTCTAATGTGTCGCCTGTCAATCCACTAATGGTTGAAAAATATTTATTATTTAGACTCTCCCTTAAATCAGATACTAAATCTGTATGAATAATTGTAATGGTGTTTACTTGTTTATTCGCACCGCCTAAATTGCGCACAAAATTCGGATTACTGTTGTAATTCTGTGTCGTATTTATGAGTTTATGCTCCATAAATGGAAGTTGGAGATTTGAGTTCTGCTGTTCAAAATCTGCCATAGTTTTTGCGTCATAAAATATATAATCACAGATTAAAACTGGCGAGGAAGTATCGAGAGAGAATACAGCATCGCCTCCGCCGTTTATCTTGCTTAAACATTTATTCATAATGTCAGTTTCTAAAAATAGTTCAATGACTACAGGTTGAGAACACATATATAACGGAATTTGTGTGAACCTGAGTGAATTAAAAAGGTCGTGTAAGTCAATTACGTAATCAGTTAATGTAAAAGCATTCGCCACATCTTTCACTCTTGTAATCATTCTATCATTACCGAGGGTATTAGTTCCAGTGTTTGCTGTAAACTCGAGTAAAAAATCTCTGCCAGTATTATATGAGATTTCAGATGGCAGTTCAAAACCATCTGCCACTCCACTTCCATTCATTGATGGAATTTTAATGGCATGAATTGCCGTATTTACACCACTTTTATATACTTCTTTTCTTAGGACTTGTTCTTGGTCTAGAAAAGTCGTTTTATAACTTGCTAGTGAGTTAAAATTTTCCGTTTGGTCTAGAATAACTGCCCCACACCGAAGCACACATTTTTTTATAAACGATTTTGCTCCCACTGACATACAATTAAAAACCTTGTCGGAAGTTGGGTCACCAGAGTCATTTTTTAGTGAAAATTTAATTTTACTATTGCTGTGTAATATTCCTTTTCTATCTAATGTCCAGCGGATGTAATCACTTCGTGAAACGACTGGGTCGAGTAACGATGTCTCGATACCTTGTGTTTCTTGGAACATACGACAATTAGGTTTAAGAATGTCAGGGACAGCATTATTAATACAATTTTTAGTATTAACAGATGATGGATTAAGAGAATTAATGGACTGACCGATACTGCTCATTATTTATATATTATAAACATATTTTTTTTTAGAAAAGTTTTTTTATTCTTCTAATTAAGGTATGGTGTTCATCTCAAAAACACTAGTTAAGAACTTGAATGCCCACATCGTTAAAAGTCACCATATTTCTTGATTGGACGAACATATATGCCGAATTGGCATAATCTTGGTCTAAATCTGATGAAAATTGAATGGTGAAGTTTCCTCCGATTGTGTTCATACCTTGATTTGAATAATAGTCTAATTTAAGTCCTACACCAGTGATAAAATCACCTTTTACTTTATCATTTATGTCGGCATAACTTTGAGTCAGTGCTGTATTTATCGCAGAAACATTAGTTTTTGATAAATCAGTAAAATTCTTAATGGCACTAATAAAGTTTTTCATTATTTGACTATTAAACAATGTTTGGTCGCCTGAATGGTCGTCAGTTATTGGATATTGGAGTCCTACCTTTACGCCATTCATTAAGAACTGAAGGTCATTAATAGTCGCAGGAGTATTTGCGTCTTTCATTAATGGAAGATTTCGTGTGCCATTCTTAGTGTAATTATTAGTATTTTCAGAAGGGACAAAGGTTACCCACGCACCGATGGCATTTGAAAGTCCTAAATTATAGTTCAAAGTCGCAAAAGCACTGTTAATAACGCTATAATATGAAGTAATTGAGTTATACATAAATTGAGTGGGGGGTTTAACTCCTGATGTCATTATACCAGTTAAATGTAAATCAGTTAATTCATAAGTTGGCGTGTCTGCCTCAGATAAGAACGCCTGAGCGTCAGGCACTAAGGACAGAGAAACAATCAATCCGTGAATTAATGGAACTTGTGAATTAAAAAGTCCACACGGCAGAGTAATAGAAAAATACTGCTCAGTATAATCGGCATCATCGTCATCATTGTTTTTACTTACAACATCTCCAGCACAACCTTGACTAATACAGGCATTACTCATTGAATTCGAGACACCTAATATATTCGCCTCAGATTGAGTGACAGGAATTAGAGAACTTAAAAATTTATTATAAAATTTTATTTCTTCGACAATTTGAGAGTTTGACAAAAGCGAGATGGAAAGTCTATCGAATAAATTATATACTCCCAGTCTTTCATCAGCAAGTGTTGCCGTCCCATTTATGTCTGCCCCAGTGGATGACTTACATATTAATCGCCCATTTAATCTAATTGAACTGCCCTGAACCACTGCGGAGGGGTTCTGATGTAAAGTGAAGTTAATTAATGGAACACCAGCGAATTTTACAACATTATTTGCTGGATGATTTGAAGGATTAAGTGAAAAGTTCTGTGTCGCCATTTATTTATATATTATAAATATATTTTTTTTATAAAAAGTTTTTTTATTATTCATACAAAAGATTTAAACAATTTTTAAAATACAACATTTACTCCTGATTGCCCCACCTCGAACCTTCTGACGTGAACAACCCAGCAGTTTAATAATTTACTATTTCTCGAACTGGCATTTCCACTAAAATTTAAATTAATTTGAAAGTCTTTCTGAAGCGTATTATAAATTTGGTTTTCCATTGCTAAGCATCGTCCTATTACAGCGTTCTTCTTAATATGCTCGAAGGAATTACAGGGTATTCCTCCGAGAACGAGTGATTTTTCGAGTTCCGTTAAATATTGCCCATCATATGCCTCGGTCGATTGGTTTTGGGTTTTAATGGTTGACACGACTCTGTCAGGTTGAAGTTTCGAGTCATAAGACCACTGAAAATTTTCCAGCAAGTCCCATGCCCCACTTATTCCGTTTCTAAATCCGTCTAATTGCTTAATATTTGTCGCCATTGTTGCGTTGCCGTTAATTGTTGGAACAATTAAAATGCTTTTCGCCATTCTATTTCCTAAATTTAGATTTACCGTTGAAGCAACATCGGATGCTAGAACAGAGTGTCTATAATTCTGCGCACATACACAATTATAAGCAATTGTTCCATTTTCGCTTAATGCTTTTTCAATCCCTTTCTGATATTCAGGGGTCGTTGTTATTTCCTCTACAATCATCTCGACATTTGAAATTTTGTAAGAAGGAAGCGTCGCACCATTATCATCAAAAGAAGTCGATTTAATATCTGCTCCGCTGTCTATATCTCCGTCCGCATTTGCGTAAGATTCGGTCGTCAGTCTGATGAATTTTTCTCCGCTTACCGTGTGTATATCGATGCTTGTAATCTTCACCTTATTAGTTAATCCGTCTATTTGAATCCGTTCGCCGACACAAAATGGCACTCTTTTTACGTCTGTCATCATTGAATTCGCCCATGATAAATAAATCTGCGTAACTGGAGAAGAAGCAGTGGGGTATCCGCTATATTTCGCACCAGCGCCTACGTGCGATAATTTAGGGCAGTGTCCGCTTGTAATCGCATTTTTAAATAATTTAAAAACGTTTTTATTTTCATTTAAAATTAATTCTAACCTCAAACCACCCATTAATCTATTCATAAAAATATTTCGACTCGAAAATATGCCTGTTTTAAGTTTTACCGCCATTCTTACCTTATTATATGTTACATTTCCAGTGGCATCTTTTTTAAAATATGGGTTAAATTGAGAATTAGAAAATCTGCTGTATTCATCCCCAGTCCACGATTTTTGGTCGTGGTTTATTGCTACAACTCCTTCGGTTAATGAACGTTTATTAATATTTGTTTCATTCTCCGTATATAAATTATTAATATTCGCCCACGATGGATAATTTGCGTATTCCTCTAATAATACCCCTGCTCTATTATACACATATATTGTATCGAATAATACGTGCGCTCCTAATAGAGTGTCGAGTTGAACTAAGTATTTATAAGTTGGATTATTTAAATTTATTTCAAAATCAAACTTTAAATATGTCTCAGAAGGGTCGAAAAATTCTAATTCGTCACCGATTTCTATAACGATTTTTTGTTTTTCGGTATATTCTAATGCGTTCTGAGAAATATATGACAATGAATTCTGCCCCACACGAATTTTTGGTTGCGCCTGAAATATACTCATTATTTATAATTATATAATATATTTTTTTTTATATTAATTCTTTTATAAAAACTTTTTAGAAAAAATGATTAATCAGAAGACCCCGCTACCCTGTATCATATCGGTTAATGGATGACTAACATTCGCCACCATACCTATTGATGCCATAGAAGGATGGACTGCCATTGTTTGAACTGGTGGCACTTTATTCTTTGCTTGTGCCTTTTGAGTATCCGATACTTGCTGTTGTGTTTCGAGGTCTTCTTTTCTTTCTCCTAACCAATCAAAAATTCCCGATGCCACGTCAACTACTCCGCCTAATACTTCTGTCGGAGGAAATAAACTCAGAGCATCTCCTACCATTCCAGTTATATTCGAGGTTCTTTCTTCCCAGTTATTACCGAAAGAGTCCCACCCTTTTCCTTCTCTTAATCCTTGAATATCTTGATTTGCTAGTGCTAAACCATCCGCCACTGCCACACCAGCACCGATTTTTCCAAAAACTCCTCCGATTCCACCTTTTAAAAATTCTTCTTTTGCTACTTTTCCTGCTTCTACTAATTCCTCGCCAGTTTTTCCTGCTTGTGTTGCTTTCTGTGTTGCCTTTTCTACTGCTTGTTTTAATCCTGATTCTTGGCGTGATTTTGTCGTTGAACTTTTAAAACCATCGAGTAATGACTGACCCATCATTTGTGTTTTTTGTAATTTTGAAATTGCCTGAGGTTCAGCACCCGTTAATAATGCTCGACCCTGAGCGATATTTTGTGCTTTTGTAAACGATGTCGAGTAAGAATGATACGCATTTTTTGCTAAATTATAACTCGCTTTACCTCCTACTAATTCAGCAATATCGTCCTCAGAAATTGGCACTCCATCTACAACTTCTTTTTTACCACCTTCTACTTTTAATTTACCTTGTAAATTTGTTAATTTATCGCTTAAATCTTTTTTCTTTTTATCATATTCTGCCATTGCTTCTATATTCGCATTTTCTACGTTTAATGCTCCCATTGACATATTTTGAAGCATCTCGTGTTGATTACTCGCTATTGACTCGAAATATGAAGACATTTTATTTATAATATAAAAAGATTATTTTTTTATTGAATTTTATTTTAATCTTTCTTCAGCATCTTTAAATATTTTTTCGTCCATTTCAATTCCTATAAAGTTTCTATTTAAATTTTTACATGCGACACCTGTTGTTCCACTTCCCATTGTTGCGTCGAATATCACGTCACCTTCTTTACTATAATATTTAATAATCCATTCTAATAATTTCACTGGTTTTTGGGTTGAATGTTTACCTCTTTCACTGTTTACTTCTAATATAGAATCAGGCAGAGGGGGTTCCCACTTTCCTTCCGCTTTTTGTAATTTTCCACTTTCAATTCTATTTTTATAATTATAAACATCTTTTGGTTCTTCTTTAATGATTGATGTCGGAAGTGGTGGCTCCCACCTCGCTCCATTCCCGTCAGGATGTTTCGGTATATTAACATCGCCATATAAGGTTTTATATTCTTTATCGGTATCTTTAATATATTTTTCTTCTTCTTTAATGATTGATGTCGGAAGTGGTGGGTCATAAACTTTTTTATTTTTGCGGTCATCTCTTTTTATATTTCCATATAAATCACTATTGTGAACCTTATCGTATTTAATAATTGGTTCTTCTTCTTTAATAATTGATGTCGGAAGGGGTGGTTCGTAGTTGCTTTCTCCCTTCTTTCTTGCTTTGCTTTCATATCTTGTAATCTTTCCATATGCTGAATTGTCTTTTCCATTTTCATAAATTTTATTATCTTCTTTAATGATTGATGTCGGTAAAGGTGGGTCATATTTTCCAACAGGGGCATCTTTTACATCATGGTAACAACTACCATTTCTATTTTTCACGATTCCTTTCACGAATTTATGTGTATGAGATGATAAATTATAAAATGGTAATTTTTCATAAAATACGTAAATCATCTCGTGTTTTCTTAATGGCATTTTTCTCGCATTTAAAAATCCTACAGGGTTGGACTTCACCCATATTAAATCATATCTAAAAGGACATTTTTTGGGTGCTGATTGAATTAATGAAACTCCGAATTTAGTAGTTGTTGTATGAATTATGGGGGTTGTTTCTTTCTTTATTCGCATACATTCTTCCCAGAATTTTTCTAAATCAATTAATGTGTCCCACGCACAATTTGTCTGCCCATACGGAAGGTCACAAAATATTAAATCTACACTATTATCTTTTATATTTTTCATTTCTTTTAAACAATCACCATTAAATATTTCTATATTTGGTTCTTGAATAATAGGTTCTTTGTCGATGTTTATTTCTTCCATTTTATATACTACAATATATTAAAATATAATATTTTTACTTAATGATAAAAATGATAAAAATGATAAAAATATATTAAAATATTTATATTTGTGATATTTAATTATATATAATATAAAACTAAAAAATAAAAATATAATTATCATTTTATCATTATAATACACGTTCTTCAAAAGTGGAAAATACCTGAATCGGATTCTCTCTCAACTTCATATTCATATAATTATATCTTTGTCTTTTTGTTGCTAATTCATAGTATTTAAACCATCCTTTTTCACCTTCCTCGAAATTTTCACCGAATTCAGATGCCAGTTCTTCCTTCATTCTTGCGTTTGTTATAGGGTAACCCACCAAGACATCAGTTAAATTAGACCGTGTAATTTTTGGCATACTTTTAAAATGCTGAATACTAATAATTATATCGGCATTCCAGTGCCTCGATTTTGTAACAAACGATGTTAAAAGCGACTTTTTTTTCATAGACTCGTCTCCGATACAATCATCGAAGCATACACAGATGTGTTTTCTTGACTCCTTGGGTTGTGACTCTTGTTGATTTATTATATTTTGTAATTTTTCATCTGAATATATTGTATCACAGTCGAACCTTTTTCTTAAAAATCGACTAGTTTCGCACTGCTCTATTGTTGGACTAAAAATATAAACTTTATGGTAATAGTCCTGTCCCAGTGCGTCGTCGTGAAGTAATAACCAACTTATAATTGTCGATTTACCTGTTTGTCTTGGTGAAATTAAACCTAAAACAAAAGGCGACTGCGGTAGGTAAGGATGGGTAGGTTTATATTTAATGGCATCTTTATCAGGTTTTACTGGGGTTATACTTAAACCTTGGATTTTTTCAATTGGTTTTTTATTTTCCGTTTCTTCATTATTGTTTTCTTTCTCCATTATAATATATGTATAATATAATATTTTTATTATTTATAATTTTGTTTTTAATAAATATAAATTTAGAAAAGATAATTAATTATTTAATTAAAAAAAGAATAATAAGTCCGCCACCGATTGTTATGGTCGGTTTGGCACTTGATGAATTAGACAAACAATGAAGCGTAATAATCCGATAATTGATTACTTATCTGTTCCTGACGTGAAATTGGATTAAATGTCGGTTCTTCTTTTTTAGGTTGTTCTTTTTCTAAAACATTTTTTGGTTTCTTTTGTGCTTTATATTTTTTAATAGAATTTACTGATGCTTCTTCTAATAAATTTTTTAATTGATTTTCTGTCATTGTAATATTTTTATATTTCACCTTTTTTTCTTCTTCTTCACTTTCTTCTTCTTCACTTGACGATTCTTTTATAACAACCTTTTTCTTTTTCTTTTTCTTTTTCTTTTTCTTAGGAGTTGGTGGTGGACTTGGTTCTTCTTCGTCACTTTCTTCTTCTTCTTCTAATTCTATTTTTTCCATTCTTTCTTTTTCTTCTTTTTCTAATTTTTCAAGTCTTATTTTTTCCATTGTTGCTTCTTCTGCTAGAATTTTTTTTCTTTCTCGCATCTTTCTTAAATGCTCTAATTGCTTTTTTCTTTTTTCTGATGGTTTTGTATTTTCAACATTTTCTTTTATCTGTTCGACTAATTTATTATTTGTTTCATTATTTTTTTTAATTGGGGTTATTTTCACACCGAGTTTATTATTGTCTTTTGAAGTTTCGAACGCTTCTTCCATTTTTACATCTTCTTTAATAATTTCTTCTTCACTTTCTTCTTCTTCTTCACTTGTTATGGCATCTTTTGTTGCTTGGATAATTTCAGGCATTAGGTCATCATCAGGCAGGTCGTTCATCTTCTATAATATATATAAGAAAATAATATTTTTAATTAAACTTTTTTTTTATTTATTTTCTTTAATATGAAATGAAGCACTAGTAGTCGGTGCTAAATCTCGTGCGAATTCTTCATTTTTATTAACAATTGAGACATTAATTGAATTTATATATAAATCTTCACTATTATTTAATTTTACATACATTCGTTCAGGTGGATTAAATGTCCTAATTCCTAAACCTTGGTCTGATGTTGAGTTTGTATCCGTAATAATTGGACTTATTATCTTACTTACGCTTGATGTGTGACCATTTACCGAGTAAACATTGCCTAAATCAATCCGAATATATAATAAATCATTATTAGTCAATGCGATTCTGTCAGTTCCTACAATTTCAACAACTGGGTCAGTTACCCCCTCAACTCCTTTTTTAAATCTTGGTAATATTCCCACCGCTCCATCTAATGTCCCTCCGCAGTGATAATGTAAGTGAATGGTGTCATATGGTATTATAACGTGTCCTTTTATATCATATATATAATATTTCGAACTATCGTAAGGCATCCAGTGATATTTAAAACCTCCAGCATTTGTATTTAATGTTGGGTCAAAATCGTAAGACCACCAGTATTTCGCAATTTTCATCTGAGGAATTGTGAGTGATTGTCCGTTTAAAACTACAAGAGTTCTGTCTACATCGGCGTCTTCAGGTTGCCATCTTTTAAATTTATTTCTATTTGTAATTAAATAATTATTATTTAAATATCCTTTCGTGCTGTTATATAATCCGCCATCATCTACGTCTCGACCTGAAAAATCAAAGGCGTCGTTCCACACATTTTCCATAATCCATCCAATATTACAAGTTGAAAAATTAGTTTTTCCATTAACTACTTTATCAGGGACAACAGGGACAATATTTGATGGTAATAAATCAGGTTCGTTTCCTGATTTTAGTTGAATTACTGACTGACCTATTAAAACAACCTTTGGTATTAATTGATACGTATTATTATTAATGGGTAATAGTTGCGTTATTGTTTGGTCGCTCATATAAGCGTGTAAAGTAATTTCGATACTATTTCCATTAATTGTAAAAGTTACATCTGTGTCGCTCGGATAAATATCAATGGGTGGACCATACGATATTTCTTTCATTGAACTGACGAAGTCTTCACCAGTGTGTAAATACCATAATGTTAGTTTATTATTAATTACCGCCACACATATGTCGAAAAATACAATTTTAGAATCTTCATTATCATAACTACCATAATTAGAAATTTGACCTGATGAGTCATACAATGTTTCGCCATTGAAAATAGTCCCTGCCGTCATATAATCTCTGCCGTTAGTAACTCGTGTTAACCCTACTATATCACCATTAGTATCCACCCCACTAAATTTTATGCTACCGCCTTCGTGACTAAGAAAGCGGTAAAATTCACCAACTGCCGAGTCTGTATTTCCAGCACCTCCTTTTATTTCATAATCAGCACCTTTTTGAGCATATACAATGTTTGTGTCATCCGTAAATTTAGTTTTAAAATCACTCGCAAGTGGAAAAGCAGGAACTGCCTGACGCACTTCTGTTGACCATTCGAATGAAATGTGTGTAAATTGATTATTTGCGTCATAATTTGGGGTTACTTTCCATTCACCAGTTACGTGATAGTCTCCGCCGTATTCAGCAGTTGGGTTATTTAATCTATATTGTAAAGTTAAACATAACTGCTCGATTGAATATTCGCCCTTATCTATCATTACCAACATTGGAAAATTAACAAAATTGTTTATTTCTCTTGAATTTAATGTTGTGTCGGTTTCACCTCTTAATAAAGTGTATGCTTTTCCGTTTGAGTCTTCAAAATATGAATTCATAACAATCTGTTTATTCGATGGCATCTCCACCCCATGATAAAAGGACAGCACCTTTTCTTCATCGAAATTAAAAAAGGCATTACGATTTATTGTAACGTGGTTTAATGCTATTAATGAGTCCTTCGGTATTTTAAAAGTATTTGAAAAATAATTCTGATAGTCGAAGGGTCTAGAATTTACGACATTACTCTGACTTGTTAAAAGTAAAGACATTATTTAATTATAGTATATATTTTTTTTTTATTAAAATTTATTTTATATAATTTATTTTAAATTATCATTAAATAAAATGATAATCTATTTAAAGATTATATAATTATAATATATATTAATAATGGAACACTTAAATGAAAATATAAAAAAAATTAAACCTAATGCTCGAGACACTTCAATTAAAAAATATATTCAATATATAAATGGTATCTATAAAAAATTATATGATGATAAAAATTATAATAATATAAAATGGTTACGAGAATATGAAAAAATAATGGATTTAATAAAAGATGATAATTATTTATCACAAAGAAATAAATTAAATGCTATTATTGTATGCCTTCAAACAGAAGAAGGTAACGAAGATATAATTAAAAAATATTCAGACCTCAGAGATAATTTCAATAAAAAATATACTCAGGATATTAAAACACGCACTAATGACGATTTAATACCAAAAAAAGAACTTGACGATATAATTGATAATGTTGAAAAAGATATTAAATATAAAAAATATAAATCTAAAAAAGATATGACAACAAAGGAACTGGCAGAATATCAATTATTTATAATTTTAAAATTTCATCAGAAACATGCTTTAAGGTGTGATTTACCAACATTTAAATTTTTGTCAACCAAAGAATACAACGAAAATTTAACAAAAGAAGAAAGAGAGAACGGAAATTATTATTTATGGGACAATTCTCAACTCCATTTATCTTCTTATAAAACATCACAAAAATTCGGACATATTGTAATTAATCTTGACAAAGATTTAAATAATTTATTTAAATCATTAATTAAGAAAAAAAAGATATTGACTAATACTTTTTTAATAACAAAGCAAAATGGTAAACCTTACTCTAAAACTGAATATTCTAATTTATTAATTAAATTTTTTAAAGAAAAAACAGGAAAGAATATCGGTATTAATGGATTAAGACGGATATTTTTAGAAAAATATAAAGATGTTAAAAAGGAGATGACCGAAGATGCCGAGAAAATGGGGCATTCATTATCCACACAACAGACCATATATATTGAATGATTATATTAAAAAATATTCTTCTATTAAATCACTTATTTCATCTTTTGTTATTCCTTCATAAGAATTTTTATTTAAAAATTCTTCTAATGTTGCCTTATAATATTTTTTTTCAACTTTATTTTCTTTTTGAATTTCTACTGCTTTATCCCATAAAGTGTCAATTTTTGGGTTATTAAATAAGTTTTCACCTTTTGATTTCTTAATTTCAGTCGCCATCTTGTTTATAGTTGGTTTTATATTTTTTGATTTTTTAGTTTCATTTTTTTTATTATTTAATTCTAATGACGTAGGTTTACAGAAGTCTTTTTTATTTTTTCTTTTCTCTTTTCTTTCTTCCCAGAATTTAATTTCTTTTTCATATTTTTTAGGGTTAGATTTAAAATATAATAAATTTATATTGTCACGGCAGTTTTCATATTCAGATAAGAAATGATAATTTTTCGTCATTGCTTTTACTGCTACAACCACCGCACTTATAATATCTCTCTGTCTTAATGGTTTTAATCCTTTCATCTTTTGTTTTACTTCATCAGGATTTAAAAATAAATCAAAATTGTCGGCATTTTGGTCTAATATATATTTTATATGTTTCATATATTGTTTAATTGTTGACTCTTTAATATTTGGTCTATCCATCATTATCATTTTTTGTAAATTTTCAAAAGTTTTAAAATTTAATTCTGCCCTTGTTGGTTTCTTTGCCATTTTTGGCACTTCTTCAATTGGTCGCACTTCATCTTCTTTTTCTATTTTAGGTGCTTTAACAACCTTACCCTTGTTTATTTCTCCTATTTCTACCCTTTGACCTTCAGGTTTTAATCCTATTT